TCTGTGCCAAATCCAAGAGCCTCACCAATAAGTTCTAGGTTGGTATTTGTTGTATTACCCCATGTTCCACTGGCATCACCAGTGCCCATTTCGTTTAATCTAAGATTATTGACGTAGGTACTAGCCATTTACTTACTCCTTTAAGCTATAGTTATGATAGCATTTGCACCCGCAGCTGGAAAAACAATCCTAAATGTACCAGAAGATACAGTGAAATCACCACCAAAATTTAATATTGCTATTGCCTTATCACTTGCAGAACTATTGTATATCAATGCACCTCTAGCAGTGAATGATGCACTTGTCCATGTTGGGTCATCAGCATCAAAGAATGCAGTTGTACCACTTGTTGATACACTCTTGTTTGCCAATGTTACTCCACCAGTCGCATAACCATTGCCATTCGCTACCTCATTTGAGGTTGAATATGCAGTTGTTGACGCTCCTAGTGATGCAGAACTTGTAAAGAGTGCTATCTTTAATGTATCTGCGACTAAATCGTGTACTTCATCTAAAATTTCGGCTTTAAATGATGTAGCCATTGCTTGTGTTATTGCCATTTGTTAAATACCTCCTTCGTATTCTGCTTGATAATTACGTTGCATTTCTTGTTGAAACAACGCTATTGCTTCATCAAATTGTGCCTTATATAAGTTTACACTATCTGGTGCCTTTAGAAAAGCAGAACTTTCCAACAAACAAGCAGTTAGTAAAACTTGCTCTGCATTATCTCCTACCCAATTATTAGCGTTAGTAGAAGACAAACCTGTTTCTAGACCTATGAAATCTATTTCATAAGCTAGTGTAGCACTTGGCGATGGTGCTAGTAATACTCTAATTCCAGCAGTTGTTGCATCTCGTGTAGCATACATAAATGGAACTCCAGATGTACTTGCATTTGGAGCATAATCCCTTAGATAGCTATCTATCCTATGTTTTAAGTAAACAACGTCACTATCTGCCTTAGTGACTGCAACTTGTCTAATCATTCTAGCATCAGCTACAGAATATTCTTTTGTACCTATAACTAGATTTCCAGACTGTTTTTTTCTATAACATGGCAAATTTGGCAATCTACCAAATATCATGTTTTCTGCTTGTGTTATTATTGTAGGTATAGATGTTTCAAATTCAGTGCTATCATCTTCAATAAAATTTTTAATATTTGTTACTAAACTAGTATAATTCATTTAATTACCCCATGTTCCTGATCCATAAGCTCCTTCTCCAAATCCACCATCTATAACTACTGACTCTTCTCCTATTGCGAAAGTTCCTGCAACTCCAGTCGTATCTACATCAGTATCTAGACTTACTGTACCAACTCCACCAGTTCCTGCAACCCCACTTTCTGTAAGTTCATTTTCTGGTACATAAGTACCTATCGCAGTATTTCCTGCAACTCCAGTTGGGAACGGGCCAGTAAAAATATCAATAGATGATGCACCTACACCACCAACTCCTTTAACTTCTCCATCTCCACCCCAAACACCATAGCCAAATGCATTTTCTCCAAATCCATTTTGATTAGATTCTGGTATTTCACTTTCAGCAACTTCTGAACCTGCATTTGCAGTACCAGTAGCACTTGTTGGTGTGATAGTTAAGTTTAATGTACCATTACCTTCTTCACCAAATGTACCAATAACACCAGTTCCTGCAACACCAGTCGCTATAACATCTGATTGTGGTATTTCAGCACCAATTACGCCAGTACCTGCAATATTAGTAGATATGACATCTGTTTGTGGTGCAGAAGTACCAATAGCACCAGTTCCATCTACTCCACCATTTGGTAAATCAAACACTCTATCAAAAGTAAAGGTTGATGTTCCTATGGCTCCAGTTCCAGAATTTCCATTTACGCCAACACCAGCTCCAACATCATTTACTGTGGTAGTTCCAGTTACTTTACTTACATCTACATCTATTTGGTCTTGTGGTGTAAAACTACCAATACCAGTTGTTCCTGCAACTCCAGATACATCAAAGCCTGGTGCAAAAGCACCTATTGCAGTTGTTCCTACTACACCAGTTTGTTCTTCTTCTATTACAAAAGATACTGTACCTACATTTCCTCTTGCATGTATGTTTGTTCCTATTTGTGATCGTTCAACTCTTGATAAAAATATATTACTAGTAAATGCAAAATCTATTACTACGTTTTCTACATCTGTACTTGGTCTTGGGTCATATAGTGCAGTAGCATCTATTACATTTTTTGCTGGTGTTAATTGTGGATGTTTAGGATCAAACTCACTTGGCTCAACTCGTAAATTATTCCATGTAGTTTTTAGTTGGGTATAGGGAACTTTAGCTCCACTTATGTCGCTTATAGCTTGAGATTTTTTACCTGAAGCGTATCTAGCCATTATCTTAAATTAAGTCCTGTAGGTTGCAGTTTTAGTGAAACCCCATCATTGTCATTAGCCGATGCAAAAGAAAAAGCCTCATTGTATAAGCCATTAAGTAAAGGAAACTTATCTGGTGCAAATTTTACTGATAACTTACTAGCTAGTCCAGCACATATGCATTCTGACCATGTATAAGGTATATCTGCATCTTGATTTGATAAAGTAACATCGTCTAATTGTGTCATTGCCCAATAATTTAATTTATATGTACCAATATCTGGTGTTTGCCAAACATATATTTTATAAATATTATTAGAGCCAGTTTGTCTGCCTCTATCTATCATATACTGATTAGGCTTTCCAGTATTTGTTTTATTAGGTATTTGATTGTATTCTGCTATTGTAACTCTATTGAGTATAGTATCTGTTCTTGTTGCATCTGCAGAATTGTAGATTACAACATCTAAAAAGTCTAAAACTCCTGCAGGTAGATTGTATACACTCGTACCCGCTGCCAGATCGAGCGTATTTTGTGATACTGCCCAATAATTTATGCCACGATTTGCCCATTCAGAGAATAATAAGTTGAGGCTACGCCTAGCAGATATGGCTTGATCTCCAGTTCTTGTCTGAATATCAAGACCACATCTTTCATAAGCCTCAGTTATTATTTCTTCTATATTAGGTCTAAATGCAACTGTGTTTGATGTTGCCATATTTCACTCTAATATTTCTTAGTCATTGTTAAAACAATTTGATACGAATCACCACTTCCTGCACCAGTTGTGGTAAAAAATATATCGCCACTTGGATTTGTGCCAGTCTGCTTTGTGTTAGGTAAACCACCTATATCTGTGTAGTCTACTTCACCACTTTGACCCTCATCAAGATTCAGCATAATAATATCAGCATCAGCATCTGCTAAAACTCTTACAGTCATTCCTTTAACAACCCAAGTACACTTTGTAATTTTAACTCCAGTACATGGACTGCCATTGGCGTTTGATTGTAATGTTGAAACATCTACCTTTTTAACTGCAGATTCATCTCCAGTATCTACATACTGATATTGAAATGCCATAACGATTTGACGAGTATTTTCAGAAAGAATGGTGCTTGATGTAATATCAGCCATTTATTTCTCCTATTAAGATGCTACGTCATATCCATGAATTGTTATAAGTAATCTTCCTGCAGTATAATCAGCATTTGTTGCTGATCCAGCTACTAAGTATAAATACTGATCTGCTACAATGCCACCACCAGCTACTCTAGAACCTGCGGCAAGATCACCACTATTAATGATTTGAGTTTCTGTTAAATCACCAATTGCACTATCTTCTACTCCAGTCGCTTCTGTAGCTGAATATAGATCAATGTCTGGGTCACCACCTGCAGGAGTTTCAAAACACTCCATAGTAACACCAAAAACTACACCAGTGTTTGCAGTTGTCACTCTACCTATGTAGGCAACTCCAGTACCAGCTTTACCAATAATATCATTTGCTCCACTTGAAGCTAATCCAGTTAAATCTATCATAAGTGTAGTTTTAACTAAATTTACATTAGTAGTAGTATCGCTTTTAAATCTTTCTACTTGTGTAATATAAGTTTCTGCAGTGCCTTCTATTCCAGCACCAGTCGCGGCTTCTGTAGCCATTTTGTTACCACTGACAATTGTAATAGCACCAGTAGTTGCATTTTTAGTAATTTGTTCAAATCCATTTATAGACCTAACTGGACCTGTAAAAGTTGTATTAGCCATGTCAATCTCCTTGTCTTGGCAAATGTCTGCTTTCGCAGTCAAGGGTTATGTTTAGGAGAGGAGTTATCCCCTCTCCCATCTTAGTTTTTTATGCGGCACCTTCTGTGCCAAAAATACCACGCCAATCAGTAAAACCAAAAGAATATCTTTCTCTTACTTTGTAGCGTACATTTCCAGTCTCAAAATCACCTTCCATGCCTTTTTTCATAGGACTTCTTTGGAACATTTTAAGACCATCTGGTACATCTGTCTTGATGAAGAACTGATCAGCATCAGTTAAACGTCTCATCACATGGTATCCTTGAGGTAAGTAACCACCTGACTTGATAGCGTTTAAGTCGTTGTCTGCAGTTCCAGTTCTCAACTGACTTTCAAGTAATCTTTCTGCAACGAAAGTATATGCAGTAGGAATAATTAACATTGTTCCTTGTGCGGCGATCCTAAGACCACGATCATCTTTCATGTCAGCAATATTTATCAAGATACTTTCTAAAGAAGTTTCAGATAAATCTGCCGCAGTTGCTAAAGTATTACTTTGAATACCATTTTGAGTTGGATGTGAAGTGTTCAATAATGAAACTCCATCTCCACCAGCAGTTGTTGTAGCTTGGTTTAAGATAGTTGCGGCTTTGATCTCTTTGGTTGTTGCCATTGATCTCGCTAACGCTTTTGTATATCTTGAAGCCAATGAACCATATAGTCCATCTTCTTCAGCTTCTTCTGTAACAGAGAAAGCTAACGCTACTGTTTCATGTTGATATCTAGCAGTCCACTGTTGAGAAGCTGAATCGTAACTGACTCCAGAACCCTCATCTTTAGTTGGAGCCGCACCAAAACCTGTTAACAATACGTCTTCCTCAAATGCTTTTTGAGATGTATTGCTTTCAAATACTGATGTGTACTCTGGTGGATAACTATCATACTCTAACCCGAACAAGGTGTTTAAACCAGGCTCAAGCATTTTTGCAAATTGTGCTCTATTCATTGCCATTGTTTAAATCTCCCTATATTCCAGCACTATCTTTGAGCAAGTGCTCATTGATAAGAACTTCCATTATTGCATTTGCACCAAAAGCATTATCTGGTGATTCATACAGACCTAATATTTTAGCAGTCGCAGTGCCTGCCGCCATAGTGCCTGATAATTCAAATCCAGATTGTCCAGTGGTTGTAGAACCAGCACCAGCAACAAGGTCACAACAGTTACCTATGTTTGTCTGTGCAGTAGTTCCTGCTGATTGAGCCTTAAACACTGTATATGGATCGTCATATACATATGCCTTGATATTCGTTGCAGTTGTACCAGTCGGCCAGTACTGTGAATATACATATGATCCATCTGTAGCAGTATAAGATACTCCAGCAAATACGCCTATATTATTAACTTCAGTCGCAGAATGAGGTGTTAACACTCCATCTGCAGTAATTATAACTACATCTCCTGTGAAGATGTTCTCAGCTAAACCTGAAGTTATGGTATATACGTTTGCACGAGAGTAACCATTACCACTAAGATGACGAATAGGTGTTAACCCAAAAGCGGCGTCTACGTTTGCCATTTTTCTCTCCTAGTTTTAAAAGTTAATCTTCCATAGCAGACAATTGTCTGCCACCACTGACTGAACTCTTCCTCTCTTGATAGATTTGTTGTCCAGTCTTTTGCCCTAAAGCATCAAGATCGCCAGAAAGTGATTGGTTTTGCTCTAAACTCTTACTGCCATAGTACTCCTTCATCTGACGATGTTTTTCTTGTGGCATTTCGCATAGAAGCATACCTTCAATTCCTATACAACCTTCCCATTGTCCATGATTAATAGTCGGAAACAACTGATTCTTCACAGTATTAGCAGGTCTAGCTTCCCACCCTTCTCGCATACGTTTGTATACGTTATCAGGCGTGTCCTTTCCCTGTATTGACGTAGCTACCCATCGTTGTACAAATCCAGGTCTTGGCTCTGGTGCATCTAATAACGCTGGGGGTGTCCATGAAGTTTGAGGTCTACTCTCTTCATCACGAACATTTTCTCTTGCTTCTTGTGCTCTAACATTTCTCTTCTCAGTCATATCTAGCTCCTTTGACTTTTTTGTATTTCTGAAGCGTATTTTTTAAGACTTGCCTCATCATTAATTCCAAGTTCCCTAGCCATCCTAAGTTGGTCTTGTGTCATTCGCACTCTATTGCTTTTGTAGCTTGAGCCACCCGCAGAAGGCGTTACTATCTTACTGCTTTTTGCTCTGGGCTTACTTTCAGCAACATCTACATTAGATATTAACTCTGGGAAAACCTTTTGTAAACGACTATTTAAATTTTCATAATATTCTGAAGAATTTTTATCAAAGCCTTCAATGTCTAATTGCACATCAATTGCTCTGGCAGCCGCACTTTCTCTTTCGTAGCCTTTTTGATTAAACCAATCATTTGCTTTCCACCATTGGGTTGCTAATTCTGGAGTTGGCTCTTCTATTCTTTGCCTTTGCCTAGTTTCTGTAGGTGGTTTAGGTTGGTTGTTTTGCATATTCTTTTGCAACTCACCTACCCTTATAGAAGCTCTCATATCAGCTAATTGCTCTGAAAAGTTCACTTGAGCTTCAGTATCGCCTTCTTCAACTGCTTTGGTTAGTGCTTTTTTAGTTAGATCGTATCTTTGAGCAAAATCATTTTGAGCCACACTTTGATTTCTTTGGGCATTTTCTTGCTCTAGACGTTCTAGTCTTTTTTGCATTTGAGCGTTATGCTCTTGCAAAGCTAAAGTTTCTT